AACCTTTACCTTTAATACGACATGATTAAATCACTCTTCACTTTTATGTTTGCTGCAGTGATGTGGGTGCAAGTCCCACAGTGGCAGGATGATTGGTCTAAGTGTGCTGTTGATGTGCCTGACGTTCAATGTCATTGGTATATCACAGCACCCGATAGCACCATGGGTGAAGGATTTAGTTGGGCGAATGCCCCTTGGTTCAGTGCTGAAGGTCTCCTAGACATTGGAGAACTTCACAACACAGTTCAATCTTTACAGGAGGCATGATGAATAGTTTTGAAGTCACATTATACTTCATATGCTTCGCTCTCATTGCTGGTGGTGCCTTCGCTATGATGTGGGCTAACATTCAATCTATTAACATAGAGATGAGGACTCCTCCCAAACCAAAGCATCCTGAAGCACCACAAGCAGGTGAAGAGTTGATGTATGTAGATCTATCCAGAGAAAAACTGGAAGATCTTTACAAAAAAACTGAATAGTGGTATAGTATGAGGGTTAACTACCCTCTTTTTTTATGCTTGAACAAATATACGGTTTTAATAAAGACGGTGATACTCCATTTGCTCCTTCTTGGAAATATTATATTGGTGAAGGTCAATCTGAGTTTGATTTGTATCTTATACAAAAAGAAGTGATGTCTAAAGAAGAAGAAATCATTGACAAGTATGAATTTGTTAGTGATTGGGGTACTAAACTAGGAAAGGATAGTTTAACTGCACGTTCTGGAAATTACAATCTTCTCGAATTTGATAATGCAAAACCACTTAGGAAAGTTATTCGTAAAGTTCATGATCAGTTTGTAGAATCCTTAGAGTATCCACCTTTAGATGAAATCTATGTACAGGCATGGGCAAATGTGATGAGAAAAAATCAAAAGATCTTCCCTCACACACATAACCCAACACCTGCTTGTTACTTAAGTGGTCATGTATGTGTGCAAGTTAATCAAACGTCAACGTATTATGTAAATCCTTTTACTGAAGAGAACTGGGAATCAAAAAACTTGGATGGTAAGATTACTATTTTCCCCAGTTGGATAAAGCATTATACAGATTCTGTAAAAGATAATAAAATCCGAATGACATTTGCGTTTGATATTATACGAAAAGAAGAGTGGGTAAAACATGTTGCCAATCAAAACCATTGGGTTGAACTATAATAAAAAATCTATATAATAAATAAAACAAATCTAAAATTATTATGTCTTGTAATCTTCGCGTTAAAATGTTAGATGCTCTACTTGCTGATGCTGGTGGCAACATTGCCAAAGCAAAAGCAAACGTAGAAGTATACCTACACAATCCTGTAGGTATTGGTGAGCACCCTGATGTGCTTGCTGCTATTCAGAGTCAATTAGATATCATCGCTCATGAAGAAGAACGTATCGAAGTTATCGGTAAGCACTTCACTGAACCTTTCTAGAGGATGTTGTGGTGCTGGATGTCCAGACTGTCCATTCAGACCACCTCCTAGACCGTCTAGCACTCCTTGACAGGGGTGCTTTTTTATTATATAATACATATGTTAGTCACTTGCTTTTTATGGAAATTAAATTTTATTCCACGCCTGGATGTCGTTACTGTGAAAAGTTAAAGGAACTTTTTGAACGTGCTAATATCAATGACTACGAAGATATTCAAGCAACGTCAACAGAAATGAAAAAAGATTATCCTAATGCAACATCTTTTCCATATGTTGTTATCGATGGAAAAGAAATTGGTGGTCTAGTAGAGACTGCTAAATTTTTATTGGAAATTGGATTAGTCTCTGCACCAAAAAAGTGAAAGATCTTAAAATAAATAAAGGCATAGAACTAATGCTTCGGGGGGCGAAGGCAGAAAAGGAAGAAGCGAAACCCCCACCAAAAGGTATCGCTATCACTAGGTTTTTTACCCTACTAAAGCGAAGAGTCTATTTTAACTTTGAACTTTCGTGGGACAGCAAGCAAACTTAAATTGGAGTTGAACCAATGACGCAAGCAACCATAGTTTATTTCTCAGCAACTGTTTCCTTTATATTTTTATGTGTAGGTGTGATTGCTGGGTGGACGGCAAACGAAAAACTCCATGAATACATGTATCGTATGCAAGAAGAAAACATTCATCCAGAAATGTTAGACGGAGACGGTCAATGGATCAACGAAGAACTATTATCAGTTCGCTTCATCGATGAAGAGGAATCTGATGATGAATAAATATACTTATGATATTAACTAGGTCATGCAATTATTACTGAATGAAGTGCTGCAAAAAATAAGCAACGCTAAAACTAAGACTCAAAAAATTAAACTTCTACAGGAGCATAATTCTCCGGCACTCAGGCAAATTCTAATTGCCAACTTTGATGAGAGCATTATCTCTATGCTTCCACCAGGTGATGTTCCGTATGAAAAGAATGAAGCACCAGAAGATACAGAGCATACGAAACTAGTTCACGAGTATCGTAAACTCTATCTTTTCTTTAAAGGTGGAGCGAATGTATCCCAAAGCCGTCGCGAAACCTTATTCATTCAACTCCTGGAGGGTCTCCACAAGGGAGAAGCAGAGGTGTTGTGTCTTATGAAGGATAAGAAACTTGGAAAGCGTTGGAAGATCACCAAGCAGTGTGTGGAAGAAGCATATCCTCAGATTCAATGGGGAGGTCGCTCTTGAATTTACTTCATGAAAATTGTGATCCTAAATTAGCAGAGGATACATCACTACCATGCACTGCTTATATTATTGAGTATAATACTGAAGGTGGTGTTCAACATGACATTGTTATATCTGCCAAACAATCAGAAATATTTGATCACTATTGGGATAAGTATCATAGTGTAATTAGTATGAACCAAACAGAGGGTAGAGCTAATCCTAAACTCTGGCAAAATCCTAACAAGAAAAGCAAATGAGTGCAAATCAAAAAGGTAACTGGTGTATTTTCTATCGCAAATTATCTGAACCTACTGTCTGGCATACGATGAAGACATGGAGGAAGGATGGTGTTCTTGTGTCTGCTAAAACTTATGACGATGTGTACAAGTTTTATCGTTACAGAGAAGCATGGGAATTTGCTAAGAACTTAATCACTGGTGCTGGAACAGTTCCTGTTTATGATGCAGAAGTTCGTCGAGTATGCAAGGCGAAAGAATCTTCTTTTTACTTATCTGGAAATTGATTTGCGTCCATAAATAAAGTATGGTATAATTACCATACGTTCATCCCACTCTTGGGTGGGACGCAAGTAAGTCGCGGAACGGAGCCGTTCATCCCATGCTAGAACTATTATTCTATTCATCACTCACCTGCCAACAAGCTGACGCAATCATGCTGAGGATGAAAGCAAACGAGAATATCTCTAATGTTTTCAAAGTAGAGTTGGTAGAGGTAGTAAAGGAATCTACACCCGAGTGTATCTGGGACGCACACGACTGAAGGAACGGGGATTAAAAACCCTAACTTCAGGAGACTGACAAATGAACACACTAAACATGATCAAGAAGCAGATCAACAAAGCATCTGCTCTTCACAACGCACAGATTAATCACACCTCATATCGTGGTGTTGAATATACTACACGTTGTGTCGAATTAAAGGAACCCCATGGTACATTCTGTTATCGTGGTCGTACTTACAGTAAGTGAGTTACTTGTAAACTTGTAGATGAAGGGTTAACACCCTTCTTTTTTTGTGCTTATTTATTTTTGAGCATATTTACGGATGCTAAAATGTTAGCAAACCCTTATAATTAGATATAGAAATGGGGACTAGTGATGTAAGAAATAAATCTTAGTTATGATTTAGTTTTTAATCTATACCAAGGAGGTGTATCATGCATAATCTAATTTCTAGAAATCAATTGGACGCATGGAAAAATTTTGAATGTTCAGTAAATCAATCACAGGAGGAACTGGATACAATTAATGAATACTATGAGTGCATAATTGAATGTCGAGAAGATCAGTCATTATGTAAACGTATTTGTAGGAGGATCTTAGCATAAGATCATCACGGAGGGTTGCGACCCTCCTTTTTTTGTGCTATGATGTGTTGATACTACCCATAAATATATGGATATTGAATCTGATTGGAGATACAGCGATGAACGTATGGTTCTTCGTGCTGATGTGTTTATTAAATTGAAACACTACTTGAAATTAAAAACAGGAAAGCATCTGTATGAATTCTGTCATCATTGGGTATCCCAGGGCAATAAATCAACCGAGGGTGCTGAAGAAGCATTCCTTCAATACTTAGAAGAGGTAATCAATTGAGGTTTAAAGACACAATTAAAGTAGCAAAGAAAGCGATTAAGCTTGCGGATAAGAATCCGATGATGTATACTGATGAAGAGATCCATTACATGCGACTGCAGTTACGTGCTGCGAAGTTAGGTCTCAAGAAAAAACGTGAAATGATGAGCAAAGGATTCAAGAATGAAGCAACAACATGGGTCAGTCCGTCTAGTCTCTATAACTCCAGAAGCGGAGAAGATGATGGGGTACGTAGCGAGGGTGAGCAACCCGAACAATCAGGACAACCCGAAAGTATCGGGACTCCTTAGTTATTGTATCAAACATAATCACTGGTCTGTATTTGAACAAGCGTTCATGACACTAGAGATTGAAACGAATCGCGGAATCGCAGCTCAAATTTTGAGGCATAGGAGTTTCACATTCCAGGAGTTTTCTCAACGGTATGCTGATAGTTCTATGTTGACTGATAAGATTCCTCTACCTGATTTGCGTCGTCAAGATACAAAGAACCGTCAGAATAGTATTGATGATGTAGATCCTTTTGTTAAGCAGGAACTTGAGATTGCTATCGAGCGTCATTTTGATTCTGCTATGGATCTTTATCAGCATATGCTTTCTGTAGGAATTGCAAAGGAATGTTCGCGTTTTGTGCTTCCTTTAGCAATTCCCACCAAAATTTACATGAGCGGATCAGTTCGATCATGGATGCATTATATCGATCTGCGTTCTGCTCATGGAACACAGAAAGAACACATGGATATCGCTCAACAATGTCGCGATGTATTTGTAAATGAATTACCTATTTGTGCTGAAGCACTGGAGTGGACATGAAACTATTAACGTTAGAAGATTATGAATTAGCAGGTCAAACATTTTGGCCTAAGTATTGGTACGTTGCCAAAGAACTTGGTGAGGATGCCAAACCTGAGCAAGTCATTAAAGTTATGGAAGCAATTGGTGGTGTTGCACTGAAGCTAGCACTCGAAGAAAAGGGAGCAGGTCCATTTGGATTTAATAAAGTAAAGGAGGGAGACGATGGCGACTTACCCAGTGATTAATAAAGAGACTGGTGAACAAAAGGATCTTGTGGTCAGTGTTCATGAGTGGACACAATGGTGTGAAGATAATCCTGATTGGAAAAGAGATTGGAGTGATCCATCTACGTGTCCTGGATCAGGTGAAGTTGGTGAATGGAGAGACAAGATGAGTAGAACACATCCTGGTTTTCATGATATAATGAAGAATAAGATTGCTCCTAAGGCACCAAGAAACAGAACCATCACACAAAAGTATAACTGACATGCCAGCTAGAAAGAAGACTACTAAAGCACCTGGACAAGGTATGAATGCGAAGCAGAGGAAGCGTCGTAAACCCATTGATGAAGCATACATGGTTCCAATCGAACCTCTCACTCACAATCAACAAATCATGTTTGATGAGTGGGACAAAGGTAAGATGGTCTATGCCTACGGTGTCGCAGGCACAGGCAAAACATATGTTGCTCTTTACAAAGCACTCAAGGATGTACTCAATGAGTATACACCTTTTGAAAAGATCTATATTGTCCGCTCTCTTGTCGCTACTAGGGAGATTGGTTTCCTTCCTGGAGACCACGAGGATAAGTCTTCTCTCTATCAGATACCATATAAGAATATGGTTCAATCTATGTTCGAGATGCCAGACGATGCATCATATGAAATGCTCTACGATAACCTGAAGGCACAGGAAACTATCTCCTTCTGGTCTACTAGTTTCATACGTGGTACTACACTAGACAATGCTATCGTTATCATTGATGAGTGCCAGAACCTAAACTTCCATGAACTGGATAGTATCATCACTCGTGTGGGACAAGACAGTAAGATCATTTTCTGTGGAGACGCAGCACAAACTGACCTTCAAAAGATCTCTGAACGCTCAGGTATCCTAGACTTCCAACGCATCCTACAAAACATGGATGAGTTCTCACTGGTTGAGTTTGGTGTGGATGATATTGTTCGCTCTGGTCTCGTCAAATCTTACATCATTAACAAAATTAATCTAGGTCTATGAAACTGTTCAATCATGTGGGACTAGTAGATCCTATTGAAATGTATGCTGAAATGGTTGAAGGCAAACGTGTCTATCTTACACCAACAGGACATCACTATCCATCTGTCACCACTGTGATTGGCAACAACGCAGCAAAGAAAGCAGGTCTTGCTAAGTGGCGAGCTCGTGTTGGCGAGAAGGCAGCGAATGCTAAGACAACTCGTGCTACTGGTCGTGGCACAAAGTATCACTCTATTGCTGAAGACTACTTTAATAATAATCTAGACCTGAAGAAGTATAAATCGCACCCACTTCCTGTCCTTATGTTCCATCATAGTCGCCCTACTTTGGACCGTATAAATAATATTTACTTACAAGAAGCGGCGCTCTACTCTAAACATTTAGAGATTGCAGGGCGAGTAGATTGTATCGCTGAGTTCGACGGTGTGCTGTCTATCATTGACTTCAAGACTGCTGCTGAACCAAAGCGTGAGAAATATCTTTACGATTACTTCGTTCAAGAAACTGCATACGCATGTATGCTTCAAGAAAACTACGGGTTGAGTGTCAAACAACTCGTTACTATTGTTGCTTGTGAAAACGGAGAGACTCAAGTTAAGGTGCTTCCACCTAAGAAAGAATTCTTTATGAAACTAATGAGTTATATCTCGGAGTATCAAGAACAACATGGACAAAAAACAATTATTAGAGGATAAATTTATGACTGCTGCGAGATTCTCGCAGGAGGTGGAGAAGATTGCTTTACACAATCCCGACATGAACTATATTGATTCTGTTATCCACTACTGTGAAGTGAATGAGATTGAAGTAGATACTATTAATAAATTAATTAGTAAGCCACTCAAAGAAAAGTTGCGTCATGACGCACAGCAACTTAACTTTATGAAAAAAACCAGTCGTGCCAAACTAACGTTAGTATGAGCTTCTTTAAATCTGACATCATCAGAGGAGATATCCAAGAGATGATGGAACTCCAGCAGTATTGTTTTAGATCTGCTATGAACTTTGCTCTTCTTAACGAAGAACGTAAACTAGAATACTTTGATACTCTATCAACTCTTATTGAAAAGCAAAAGATTTTTCATGCTCGTATCAAGTTAAGTGACGATCCTGAAGCTGTCTCTGTCCTTGAGACAATGAAGCAAGGGGTTGTTATGCTGGGTGCTACACCTGGTACACCTATCGAGCAGATGTTTGATGAGTTGTTGGAGAAAGTTCAAATTCTCAAGACTCGTTTTGAAAATGGTGAGGGACCATCGGGTTGACACCCACTCCACCACCTGCTATAATAACTTCGTTGGGCTGCACAGTATTGAGCGTAAGACCCAACACGTAAACCAAATCCAATTTAATCCAAAAGAATCTATGTCTTTTTCAGACCTTAAGCGTAAATCCCAGACCAACTTTGACTTCCTGCAGAAGGAATTAGAGAAATCATCCAGCGGTAAGAACGTTGATGAACGTTTCTGGAAACCAGAGGTTGACGCTTCTGGAAATGGATACGCTGTTATCCGTTTCCTCCCTGCCCCTGATGGAGAGACACTCCCTTGGGCAAAACTATACTCCCACGCCTTCCAAGGTATTGGTGGTTGGTATATTGAAAACTCTTTGACTACACTCAACGAAAACGATCCTGTTGGTGAAGTAAACCGCCGTCTCTGGAATAGCGGTGCTGATGAAGACAAAGAGACTGCTCGTAAGCAGAAGCGTAAGCTTCAATACTACAGCAACATCTATGTTGTGAAGGATCCTAAGCACCCTGAGAACGAAGGTAAAGTCTTCCTCTATAAGTATGGCAAGAAGATCCATGACAAGATCCTCGCTGCGATGCAACCTGAGTTCCAAGATGAAGAGAAAGTAAACGTCTTTGATCTGTGGGAAGGTGCTAACTTCAAACTGAAGATCAAGAAGGTCGCAGGATACTGGAACTACGACAGTTCTGAGTTTGATAATGTCTCTGCTCTGTCATCTGATGATGATCAACTAGAAGCAATCTGGAAGCAAGAGAATTCCCTTGAAGCATTCACTCACAAGGATCAGTTCAAATCATATGCTGACCTTGAGAAGCGTCTGAACATGGTGCTTGGTATCACTCAACGTGCTGCTGTTCCTACAGTAGACAGCGAAGAGTATGAACCAGTTGCTGTTGGTGGTTTCAATGACTCTGACATCACTAGCGGATCTTCTTTCCGTCAGCAGATGAGTGCTCCCTCTCCCGTCAAGGAAGAGTCAATCGTTGAGGATGACGACGCACTGTCATACTTCGCACGTCTTGCTGAGGAGTGATTAAATCTTTCACAAAGATTTTGGGTCATCCAGTAACTATGTTCAACCTTACCTTGGTTGGTATGTTACTGCTGATCCAAGTCGTTCATACTAAAGCACACCTTACTTTAGAGACAGACGTTCACGGTCATGCTCACAGAGTATTGAAAAAGAATCCAAAACTAGCAACATCTTCTTGCTACAAAATGGGTTTTTCAAAACGGTAAAACTGGGAAAAAATTTCGGGCAAAATTTTGCCTAGAAAAGTCAACCAGTTTTCTTTAGACGCTGACTAATATAGTTGGCGTCTTTTTTGTATAAATTTTTCTTTCTAAAATCATCTACAAATTGCTGGAAGAATGCAGGTTTTAATAAGTAAATAGAACGCTTCTTTTCATTCTCAGCAGTGTAGTGTTCAGCAATGGTAACGGGACGACAAATCTCGTTGCCATTTTTTATTGTGATAGCGCCATTGATGTTCATTTTATGTGTTGTATTGTAGAAAGTCTCATCTACACGAACACCAGCAGGATACTGACCAATCTCATAGGTTTCGTAGTGATTAATTTCACCGTATGGATCATTAAATTCTGACTCTAGCACACTAGTTAACTCATAGTTTGTCATTGGCCAATCATACTGAGCGTTAACCATATTGTTTGTCATTAGAATTACCCAATCAAAAAATGGATTTCCATACATTCTATCAGCAAGAGTATCTGGTCTATCAAGATCTTCAATTGTATACTTGTTAAAAATTACTGCGTATGATAATACATCATCATTAATTTTGTATCTACGAAAGAAATTTTTCGCAGTTATAAAATCAGATTCTGAGAAAGGATAACTGATCGGTTTCTCGTCGTATTCTATGTTCGGGATTAGTGAGAAGTACATCAGTATTTGTCTGCCTCTTCTGAGAAAATAAGTTTTGTTTCTTGGAATGATAATGATAAACCAACAGCAACCATACTGCCATCATCATATGTAGCATACGTTCCATCAGGAGTGTAATTAATTTCTACATTTGTCATAGCACACATTTTATACTGTGCTACGTCTGGATTTGGACCATTGCCACGCATAAATGTTAATCGACAGACGTTTGGAACTTTAATAAAGTTGTTTGCAGCATTTTGTCCTTTTGAAAAATTTAATTCTGTTCCTTTTGAAAACTTAGGTAGCATCGAACGTTTAAATATTTTACAAATTTCTTTAATCTCTGTTGCTTCTAGTGCATTTCTTGGAACAAGTTTATAATTTAAGGAAATATTCCTGAGATCTGTTCCAGTAAATAACAGTTCAACGTTAGGGTTGAGGATAACACCACGAGTTGCACCAAAAACATCATTCTGACTTAAAGATTCGCCAGTAATTTTTGATATAACATCTCTAATAACTTTATTGCCTAAATTTGGAACAGCAGTTGAAAATGCAGTTCCTGCATTGTTTAAAGCATTTTGCATCCCTTGACCAAAATCACCAGATCCTGCTGTAGTTAGGGCATCTCTGCCAATATTACTGAATGCTTTACCACTCCAGTTCGCTTTGTATCCAGTAGAAACATCTTCTGGCATGTATAAGATAATTGATTGCTCTGTCTCAGATCCTTTATATAATCTTTCTGACATAACGCTTTCGTTATATGTTGCAAGAGGTGTGCTGCTATCTTTAGTCGCACCTTTGTTTATGTTTTGAAATGGTGGTTGATATTCAAAAAATTCAAATAATACATAATCAGAATTCGCTGTCATCGCTGCATCTCTTGGATATCTACGAGAACCAGTGGCACTTGAAAGAGTTGGAGCTGCTACTGTTTTATAAGAGAATGTTCCAGTTTCTGTAGACTCTAAGTATTTTGCTTTGGTGATACTATTCCACCCAGAACCATCCCATTGATAAAAAACTTGATACTTACTTCCTCGTGCTCCTGCTGCTTCAGTCTTTACAGTTTGACCTATTTTAGTGCCATTAGCAGTTGGTTTACCGCCAGTATTTGTTTTCATTACTTAGACATCTCCTTTGACTGCTTAGTTCCATATCCTTTAATCATTCTTTGACCTGAGATTTTATCGTAGAATTTGTCATCGGTCTCTTCCCACACAATCTTTTTATCGATAGGGAAAGTCCTTCCATTAACATCTTTCACAAAATCCTCGGTCGGCAAAAGAATAGAGGTGTCCCATTCTGTTGACGCAAGGTCAAGATATAATCCGTCTACATGACTACTCAAATATTTATGAAAACATACCTTAGGTATATCAACTCTGCCTTGCATTAATTTCTTTGTAACAATCAATCTTTTCTTTGGGGAGAGGTAGTGTAAGTTAGCACCCCAAAATTCATTCTTCCCTGGTGCTTTAAAACAATAGAGCAAAGGAAATCTATCATAGTAAGGCAGATGCTTCATCTTTGCCTTATACTCAAACATATACAGATGACCTGCTACTGCATATCTACGCAGTTCATTCTTGTCTTGTTCTTTGACAGCACCAGCACGATCTTTACGTTCGTCTAGAATATATTTACTAAAATTCTTTTTGTATTTACTTGCTTCTGCTTTTACTGCAGATCTATACCAAGAAAGAGATTTCTTTTCTCCTCCTGTAGCAGCACTCACTCTTTCAAATAATGTTTTGTATCCAGGGTCCTTGTTTGTAATATTACGTTGGACTGACGCAAATCCGGTTGCCATTTTAGACTCCTAAGTGATCTTCGGTTAGTATTAAGAAGTTCATCTGCCTGTCTTCACAATACTCTCTCGCAGCGGACCATTTAGTTTGGTTCTTTACATAAGTCAGTGCGGCATTACGATAGGCAGCAGTTTTTTTGTTTTTCTCATTCGGTGGTTGAGTTTGCTTTTTGGGTTTGATCTCAATAATATACTTAGTAAGTTTGCCACTCTTTTCTTTTACTTTAATGTAAAAGTCAGGGAAATATCGTCTTACCTTACCATCGGGTGCGCGATAGGGAATAATTATCTCTTCGCTACCCCATTCAATTATTGAGGGATTACTATCACAGAACACCATGAACTTACGTTCCCAAAGTGATCTATAAACTATGTTTGTCGGATTGCCACGATACTTAGTAGGATTTTTAGGTTTGTAAAATCCAGAGTATGCCATAAATATAGAGAGACCAACATAGGTATTTAGTGTGTCGATAAATCGTCTATTAACGACAATGGCAGCAAACGGCGGAATGTCGTTCAGTAATAACTTTGTTGTGAAATTTATCAACCCACCCATTACTCCTCCGGGTGGACAATCATCTGACTACTTTGAAATGTTTTGCACTGAAGCACAATTGCCGAACACTAATACGGCACAAGGTCAAATGAATGGCACATATGTTGGTAGTGGATCTGTAAACTACCCTCACACAAGAGTATTTACTGAAATTCAATTGGGATTTATGTGTGATGCTAATATGACATCACTTAAATTTCTACAAGATTGGACTGATTCTATTTTTAATGAAGGGGGTGACGATGTTGTTGGTAAATCAAAATCAGCAATGGAATCTTCTGCCTTCGATGCTGGCAGACCAGAGGGAAGAAATATCAGATTAAAATATAGGGATGAATATGCATGTAAAATTGCTATTACCAAGACTGAAATTGGACCAAATTCTCCTATAGAAAGAGCACCTATTACATATATTTTAGAGCAAGCATATCCCTATGCTATTGATGCAATACCTTTACAGTTTGGTAGTAGTCAGTTGACGCAAGTAACAGCACAGTTCTCTTACATGAGACACTATGTGATCAAAAATGATATTAGACCGTGAAAACCAACTTTTCAATTCCATGAAAGTGGGAAAATTTTTCCTGCTCATTTTTGGTTAAAAAAGTCGCACTAAATATTAATATGATATGATCTAAGTATAATGGCATTACCAAAAGTTGCATTACCAACTTATGAATTGGAAATTCCTTCAAATGGCAAAAAAATCAAATATCGCCCATTTGTTGTAAAAGAAGAAAAACTACTTTTATTAGCACTTGAATCTCAAGATGATAAGCAGATTGAAGAATCTACAAGGACATTACTAAAAAATTGTATTCAATCTCGCGTAAAATTAGAAGATTTAGCAATTTTTGATCTGGAGTACATTTTTCTTCAGATTCGCGCTGTATCAGTTGGCGAAGTTGTTGAAATGTTGCTGACATGCGAAGATGATGGTGAAACGCAAGTTAAGTACAATCTTAATTTGACAGATGTCCAAGTTATCAAATCAGAAGATCATAGTAGTAAAATTATGCTATCTGACGAAATGGGACTCATTATGAAGTATCCTTCATTTGAAGAATTTGTAAAAGTATCGATTATCGCAAAAGATACTAGCGAACAAGTTATTGAGATTATGGGGAAATGTATCGATCAAATTTTTGATGGTGAAGAAGTTTATGACAGTTCGACCACATCAAAAAAAGAATTTGTTGAATTTATTGAAGGATTGACAAATAAGCAATTTGAAAAAGTTCAGGAGTTTTTCTCTGAAATGCCAGTTCTTAAACATGAGATTAAGTTAAAAAACCCAAATACTGGTGTTGAAAATAGTTTTGTAATTCAAGGATTATCTAATTTTTTCGGATAAGCCTCTTTCACAATACGTTAGAGGGGTATTACAAGACTAATTTTGCCTTGATGCAACACCATAAATATAGTTTGAGTGAAATAGAAGATATGATGCCTTGGGAGAGACAAGTTTACACTAGTCTCCTCATGCAATACCTAGAACAAGTCAAACAAGAACAAGAAAAAGCAGCAAGGTAATAATGGCACACGGTTATCTTACACCACAAGCAGTATCAGGAGAAGGACTTGGAATCCCATATAAGAAATTATATGATGCATTCAAGAAACTTTTTCGTAAAGATCTCCGTGTCGTTAATGCCAACGTAAAAGAAGTAAGGGACTTGTTACCTGGGGGGAAGGATAGAGCACAACTTCCACCATCAAGGCAGAAAATGCTTGGTGGTGCTGCAACAAAACTACTAACAGGTGCTGCCTCTAGTGATATTGTTCCTAAAAAAGCAGGTATTGTAAACACAGAGGCAAAAACTGCTATTGTTGGTAGAAATGCCACTGATATTAATAGAAAAGAACAAAAATACCTAGGAACTACTGATCCTGATGTAGCAGGTGGTCCAAAGACCAGAAAAGGTGGAACATTTACTGATTTTGGTTCTACTTCTTCCGCACCAGAAGCAAAACCGCTAAATGCAGAAAATTTCTTTTCAAAAGCGCAAACTGGTGTTGGTGGTAGTGGGGAATATTTAACCAAATCGCAAAGAGTTGCAGATTTTAGAAAATCGCAGGAAATGCGAACTGCCTCGGCAAATACTCCTGCAATTTCGCCAGATAGTGGTATTGATATTGTCGCTGCTGTTAATAAGAATACCGCAGCAATTGTTGCTTTATCTAATCTAACAGAAGAGCAGACAAAATCACAACGCTCGATGCATAACGAGCAACAAGCTCAATCAGATAAACTTGCTTCTAGAGCACTTGCTAGAGGCGAAGAAAAATCATTAGAAAAAGGTTCTGATCTTTCTGGGTTTACTACACCAGAAAAATTCCAAAAGTTACTACCTGGTGGCGGTGGATCTGGTGGAGGCGGTGGTGCTGGCGGTGGACCTGGACTTGGTATTGGTGGTAAAGTTGGTGCTAAAAAGGTAGTACAAGCAGTTGGTAAACGTGGTGCAGCACGAGTAGGAACACGATTAGCAGCAAAATATGGTGGTAAGGCAGCAGCAAAAGCAGCAGGTAAATATGGCGGCAAAGCAGCTGCTAAACTTGGTGTTAAGGGTGCTGCGAAGATAGGAGCGGGTGCTGTTGCTAAATCAGTTGGCAAAAAGATACCTTTAGTTGGTTTGGGTCTTGGTGCTGTCTTTGCAGCACAGAGAGCATTACAGGGTGATTTTGTAGGTGCTGGTCTTGAGTTAGCATCTGGTGCAGCATCAACAGTTCCTGGTATTGGCACAGTTGGATCAGTTGGTATTGACGCTGCTCTTGCTGCCAGAGATATGGGAATGACGCCATTCGCTAAGGGTGGTATCATTACACAACCGACTAATGCCCTTATGGGTGAATCTGGAGCAGAAGGTGTTTTTCCACTAGAAGGTAGAAGGGGCAAAAATACTTTCGAGGCAATGGGAGAAGGTATTCTTGAGGCACAGAAAAAAGGTAAGAAAGAATATGCTGATCTACAGTCAGCAGGTCTTAAATTATATTTTGAAAACAAGGGTGGATTTAAAGTCTTTGGCGATCTTTTTGGAAATATTATGTCTGGAATATTTGGTCCAATTATAGGCGGATTATCTAAAGGATTGGGTAATTTTCTGGGTGGTAGTTTAAATAAACTCCTTGGTCTTGGTGGAGATAAAAATTTATCTCCAGTTAATACTGGTGGACTTGCAGACTTTATTGGTGGTCTTGAGTCTGGAAATGATTACACTAAGATGGTTGGCGGAGCGAAAGATGAATCTGTACTTGGCAAAACTATAGATCAATTAAATACGGAAAAAGGTGGTCAGTTTGCTATGGGTCGTTATCAAATTCAAATGAGAACTGCCAGTGAAGTCCTTAAAAATGCTGGTATTGATACTTCATCATTTAAATTTGATAAAGCAGGTCAAGACAAAATCTTTGAATTGCTTTTAAAGAGAAGAGGTGTTGATGACTTTATGTCTGGCGAAATTGACGAAAATCAATTTGCTAAAAATCTTTCTATGGAATGGGCAGCACTACCTAAAGATGCATCTGGAAAAGGATTTTATGATGGAGTTGGGAGTAATAAGTCTCTAACTAGTTTCTCTTCCGTTAAGGGTCAGTTATCTGCACTCAAGGCATCCGGATCGCCATTCCAAGCATCTGCTCAAACTGGATCTGGAGGATCTCAAAATCTTGCATCTGCAGCACAGAGTTTGAAAGGAATGAGCACAGCAGACGGTCCTGATGGTGGTCAGAATGGTTGTGTATATGCTGTGAACAAAGTATTCAGCAAAGCGGGTATCACTCCACCATGGGGATCATCACTATATGTTCCTGATGCTGAGAAATCTATGATTGATGCTGGTTGGCAGCAGGTCCCATATGGTCAACAACAACCAGGCGATGTATTTGTTATGAAGGATCAGAAGTCTCCACCACAGGCACATATTGGTGTTGCAACCGATAATAAATTTATTTTATCCAATTCATCAGGTAAAGCAGCGATGAGTTGGTCTTCTACAGCACAAGGATATAATTCATATTATGGTGGACAGGGAGCATTATACAGAATGCCTGGTCAACAGGCAGTATCCACTGCACAAGCAGGGTCTCCTGGAGCTCCACCTTCGGGTGCTCCTTTAACAGCAGAACAGAAAGCAAAAATGTTCAAAAAGGTTGGGATGCCTGCATTCGCAGCGTCCGCTTTATCTTCTCCTCCTGGTCCTGTTGCAGCTTCACCAGCATCACCACAAACTGGAACATCTATCATGGCGACTTCAGCACAGGTAGCATCTGCTTCTAATGTTGGTGCAGCACCTAGTATTGTTAATAATTACTATGGTTCTGGTGGTGGTAAGCAAAGTAGTGGAGTTAATCCAAATGGAGTATCTGCTGGTATTGATATGAATGCTGCAGGTCTTGGTGCGTTCCAAGAATTAAAACTTAGATCATTAGCATAATGGCACAATCACAACAATTTCAAAATATCACAGATTTCTCTTTAAAGAGTGTTGTTATAGCAGCACTTGGAGAAACAGAAGGGTATGAAATCAAGCAAATGGTAAGTACATTTTCGTATGTTGAGAATGTTACTAGTCCATTTGTTGCAGGAACTATGAGTGTTGCTGATAGTGCTGGACTGTTAGCAAATCTTCCTATTCAAGGTGGTGAGACTGTTAAGATAGTTGTGGACACTTCTTCTGCAGATGAACCACAGGAATATGTAATGCAGGTATGGAAAGTAGGTAATAGATATGCTAAAAATCAAGTACAAGCATTTACTTTAGGTCTTGTATCTGTTGAAGCACTTAATAATGAATGTGTGCGATTAATGAAAAGATTGGAAGGAAAACCAGAAGAAATTATTTCTAAAATTCTTACAGAAGATTTAAACAGTGATAAAGTTCCTTTGGTTACAAATCTAAACGGAATGACATCACCAACTCAATTTGCTATAAAAATGCTTCCTACAAATAGGAGACCATTCGATATTATCTCATCATTATGTGTAAAGAGTGTAAAGATTGATAGTGGTGGATCTGCAGGAAAAAACTCAAAATCTGATGGAGATAGAGATAAAATTAGTGGATCTGCCGGGTATTTCTTCTGGGAAAATAAGAGAGGATATAATTTCTTCGCTGTTGATGATCTACTAGATGCGAATGAAGAGAACACATGGGGTCCATACATTGAAAAACCAGCTAATCAATCAGATGGTGCAGATGATAGACTTACAATTTCTCAAGCAGTATTTCAGTCTGAAGTTGATGTTATGTCTGCTATGAGAAAGGGTAAGTATTCTAGTCTCATTGTTTTCTTTAATCATTCTACAGGTCAATATCACGAATATGACTATAGTTTAGAAGATGCATATGATAGCATGAAGCATCTTGGAGCACAAAATAAACCATCTGTAATTAAATTTGGAGATAAGTCTATTTCCGATTATCCAACTAGAATTGTATCCACCATTTTGGATCATGAATCATGGTACAATGAACCCGGAATTGCATCCTATGAAGAAGAAGATGAATCGGAAGAACCAAGTGAATTTTGTGATTTTCATAAACATTTTACAGCACAGTCTTTAATGCGATATGAACTATTGAAACATCAAATGGCAACAGTTGTGGTTCCGGGCAATTCTGAAATTTGTGCAGGTGATAAGATCAACATAAAACTTGTAAATAAAGCTCCTGGTGCTAGAATACAGGATGAACCATACGATCAGGAAAGTAGTGGCATTTACCTCATTGAAGAAGTGACACATACTTATAATAGTACGGAATCAACAAATGGAAGGTTTACCACAACTTTAAGATTGATGCGAGATTCGTATGGGGATATTGAATCCAATCACGGCACTAAATAAAAACGTAGAAGCAATTACTTATGGAAAATATCGAAGCACATATTGCCAAGGATAAAGAGATCCTTGATAATCCTATGACTTCTCCTAACCAACGTCGTCATATTGAAGGCGAACTTCATGAATTAGAGGATTATGTAGAAAATCATAAAGAAGAAATTCAAGCAGGAGATCATCACGATCCAACTGCACTCGAACTTTATTGTGATCAAAATCCATCAGAATTAGAATGTTTAATTTACGATGATTAATTAATATGGATCAATTAGTATCACAGTTGATTCCTACTCAGCGCATCGGAAACGATGGGTTTAATTGGTGGGTGGGTCAAATTGAAGGAACTGCTACTGATGAAACAAATAACAAAGGTGGTTATCGTTTCAAAGTTCGTATTGTAGGAGATCATCCTGGTAAAAAGGAACTCCTTGATACAGCAGATTTGCCATGGGCAACTGTGATGATGCCTGTTACAGTTCCATTCATTCCTGGTAATAGTGGTGGAGCACACCCACAATTAGAGATTGGTTGTTGGGTTATCGGTTTCTATATGGATACCGAGAAACAAAAACCTATTATCATGGGGTCTATTGGACAAACTCCTGGTGCCACTAAGGTATTTGCTGAAAGAACACCAGATACTGCACCATTTACCACTGCGATTGGACAAATTAATGAAAAAGCAGATGGTCCACCAAAACAAAAAGGTACAGAAAAAAATACTGCTACTGGTGGACTGTCTGATGGTACAAAAGACGGAGAAGGAAATCAAAGAGTCACTACTCCACAAAAGAAAATAGATCCATTAAAAAATAAGAGTGCTGCATCAGAAGACTGGTGTCAATCTAAAGCAGAAAAATGTGATGAAGATGACATGACATCACAATTGACTGGTATCATGGGAGAATTTCTTGCTGCAGTTCAAAATAGTGGTGGTAATATTGGTACATATGTTGTCAATCAAGCTAGTGGTGTAATCCAGGATGGTGTTGGCATAGCAAGAGGATACATTAACAAAGCAATGCTGGTTGTTAGTGAGTTTGTTGCTAAAGTAAAAGGATTTATTATTGAGAAACTTAAGGCTGCTGTTAATGATTTAATCAAAGCATTACTTGTTCCAACAGAAACTGGCAATTCATTGACACCGGTTACAGAATTTTTCAATAATTTATTAGCAAACTTAGGATGCTCGATGGCGGATCTTGGAGATCGCTTAGGAAAATTTCTCACAGATTTGTTAATGAGTTATGTTGAACAGATTTATAAGTCTGTAGCTTGTCAAATTGATGCTCTAGTTGGTGGTATCATGTCGAAGATTAATTCATTAATGAATGATCTTCTTGGTCAAATTCTTGGTCCAATTAGTGATATCTTAGGAGCAATTGCGGGACCATTAAACATTCTTGGTGGAGCAATTAATTTTGTATTAAACTTACTCGGAATTTCATGCTCTGGTCCAGATAGATCATGTAGTAAGAAAAAAGCAGTTTGCACAAATGGTGGAGAAGAAGAGAAAAAAGAAGGAGACTTCTTAGATGATCTACTATCGGACATCGATAATTTATTTCCAGCAACAGGTGCTGATTACACTCAGTATGTTTGTGATGATGCTTACAAAGGCAATACTTTAGAGTTTACGACTATTGGATTCACTGGCGGAGTTCCTAGGGGTGGTAGTGGTAGCGGAAATGATGGGGATATTCTCCCTGGGGAAGAACAAGATTCCGATAACAATGGCGTAAAACAAACTAAAAAGATTACATATACGATTAATGACGTTACTGTAGAAGAAGGAGAGGTTGCTAACTTTGTTGTCAAGAGAAAAGGAAATACATCTATTTCATCTTCTGTTAAATATAGAACTCTAAAATATAATGGTAGCGCCACTGAAGGACAAGATTATATTCCAGAAAAAGGAATTCTTGGATTTGCACCTGGGGAACTTGAAAAAGTTATTCAAGTTAGAACATTAAATGATTCCATACGAGAAGAAGATGAAGATTTTAAACTTCTCATAAGAAAAAATACTCCTATGAAAGGTAGTGTTGTTCAAACACGATTTATTAAAACTATAGCTACAGGAACAATTACTGAAAAAAATCTAAAAGAACCATATAATCCATATCCAGGAATTGTAAAAGATCCTTCATACGAAATTCCTGAATTGTTTCCACCAGAAATTACTAATCCAATTGATGATGGTGGTGGGGATGATGACACTTCAGATATTCCGTTCAGTGATAATGATGGAGATGGCAGAGATGATAATTCTGGATTTGAACTTTCTAAAACTGTAGTTGTAGAAGCAAATAGAGACTCTTGTCCTGAAGGTGAGTTTATTGTTTACACTGTTGAGACTACAAATTTTGAGAATGGTGAAATTTTGTACTATACTCTTTCTGGTGATGGAATTACATCAGAAGATATTATTGGTGGGGGTATGGTTGGCGATTTAATTATTAATGACAATAAATCTAAAATTACTATTGGTATTGAAGAAGATGGTGTGGTTGAAGACGCAGAGATTCTTAGACTAACAATCAATGGAACTGGTGCATATGCTGATGTTATAATTCTAACAGAAGACGATCTCTTTGATGAGGGCGAAGGTGAAGGACCAGCAACTGATACTAGAATATTTGTTCCACCTACTATTAATACTGGTGATGTTATCACTGATGATAATGGTGGAATTATTGATATTCCGGTGTCTAATCCTGGTTCTCCGTGGGCGGAAGCACCATATGTGTTTGTTATTGGCGAAGGCATTGGTGCCACTGCAACTGCTTTATTAGATCGAGATGGTTTTCTTACTGAAATTCGTGTTAAGTCAAATGGATTTGGATATAAGAAAAATCTTGCAGATAACAACAATAAGCGATGTATTATTGACTCTTTTACTCTCGTCAGACCAGGTAGTAATTATACAGAAGTACCAACAATTTATGTTGATGGGAGAACTGATGTAGCAGAAGCAATCATCGATGATCAAGGATTTGTTATTGGTGCTAGAATTCTTGACAGGATAACTACATATAAAAAGTATCCGGAGATTCTAGTTATTGGTGGTAATGGATATGGTGCTAAATTATTGCCATCTCTAGCATGTCTAGATACAGATGCACTTACCAAAATTGGTTCTACTAAAATTGGAACTGGTCGTTACGTTGATTGTCCATAATGAATCCACAAGCTGCTTCTACGTATCCTAAAACTATTGCTAAACCCACAACTCCTGATGAATCTCAGGATTTGGCGGAAAATCCTAGGTTTAGGACTTGGTATAAAGGAACTTTAACTGGGTCTGAAATCTATGAAAGAATGCTGCCAGATAAAACATCTAAAGCATTGCGTATCGATGGACCAGAAGATTCTACTATTGTACAGAATAACTTAGGTCAAATTAAACTTATTACTGGAACAAAAGATAAAGAACGCGGTCCTGGTAGTGGAAAATTGTGTATTCATAGTTGGGGACAGCAACAAAAGCATGAAAATAGATCTAATTTAGAGTTTAATGTTGGTGACGATACGGACGAGGGTCAAGCATTAAATGTGCTATGCTATGGAGATTATGTTGAGAAAACAACTGGTGGTACTAGATACATTAGAGCACAAAAGATTGTCATTGAAGCATCAGAAGAACTACTACTGATTGGTAAAACTCAGGTTAATATTCAAGCAGGAACTGCTGGTGGCGGCAAGATCGTCATGAATGCTGGTACTGTAGAAAAAGTTGCGAGTCAAGACAAAGAAATTATTTTGGGGCAGAAGATGACATTTGGTGCTGGTGAGGAAACACTAGTACAATTTGATCCTAGGGCATCACAGAATGTAATTTCACCGGGTCATGTTAATTGGAAGATTCTTGGAGATTATTCTCAGTGGGTTGGTGGTGTGTCGCAAACTATCGTTGCTGGTAAACCAGGAACACCCCCACTAGTTAAAGCAAGAGATACAACATATAGTGTTAATTCTCTTCTTGGTGGTGCTTCTGTCAAGGCAACAGATGCAATCTTGATTGCTGCTGGAGCTGCTCTTACAGAGACTGCTGGTGCTGCTGTTACTGTTGCTGCTGGAACATCATTTACGGCAACTGCAGGATTAAATGCAAGTATATTTGCAGGTGGTATTGCAAATATTACCGCAGCAGGTGCTGTCAATATCAAAGGTTCCATCATTCTACTCAACTGATAAGTCAACATTATCATACCTATTGGATATCCGTATCGTAAACTGGCACAAGCCCCATTGCTTTTGGGGTTATGGTGTGATAAATTACTCTTGTAGGAAATCAGGCGAGTGCCGCAATTACTTGCATAACCTGGTTGACGCATCGAGCGTCTTCTGCTATAATATATTCATGCGATCGGGAGTCGAACCGATCCATCATCTGCGGGTATAAATTCCGCAAGTAAACAAAGGTAATTAAACAACAATGATCAAATCTGTATTCGCAGCAACCGCTGCCCTGTCCGTATCTGCTGGTGCCGCTTTTGCTGGCCCCTACGTTAACGTCGAAGCTAACTCAGGATTCACTGGATCCAGCTACAACGGAACCGCCACGGACCTTCACGTAGGTTATGAAGGCGCTATTGGCGAGAGTGCTTCGTACTACGTCCAAGGCGGAGCTACTGTAGTCTCCCCTGACGGCGGTGAGAGCGACACCGTTCCTTCTGGTAAGGCAGGAGTTGGTATCGGTTTGACCGATGCTCTTGGCGCATACGGCGAAGTCTCCTTCGTTGGTAGTGGCGACAGCAACATCGACCGTGGTTATGGAACCAAACTCGGTTTGAAGTACAGCTTCTGATAAATAACGTTGAGACTCCTTTCGTGCGGTCTCTACAAAAGTCGGAACACCCAAGGGGACCTTCGGGTCCCTTTTTTCATGGTTCTAAATAATTACGTGGAAATGAGTGGCGTATGTTATCTACACAATACAGACTACGACTGGAATTTATTTGCAAATGTATCGCAAACAATGAAGATGTAAAACTTGATGATATGATCTGGGCACAGAAACTTGCTAAAGCAAATACATCTGCCAATGAAATGTTAAAAATGGCAAGACGCCAAGCATCACAAAATATCCAAGAAGGTAGCACAGACGATTTTCTGAATAGGATGGGTTTAGGAGATCCCGATCCATCCAACCATAAAAAGGGATTCACTGATGCTGATGATATTAAGGATTGGTTTCAGCAAGATAAACCTAGTGATTGGAGACAGAGAGACTAATGCCACATGAATTTGATCCATGCGAAGCACCTGTTGATGGTGAAGTTGACAAATGGGGGTTTACTATTAAACCTACTATTAGTGATAACGAATTAATTCGCAGATGTTTAGGAAATGCTCCTTGTGGTTGCGACAAGAAGCAAGTTGAACGATTAATTAAACAATACAATGACTAAGAAAGAATACAAACAATTACTGTTGGACCACTTTACAGAGCGGTTGGATAAACTCACAGCGAAGGAACTCAAAGAACTTGCCGCGAGACACACATGAAGGATTATGTCTGTATCCCCA